TTGCCGGCAATGGCGCAAGGCTTCCGCATGGCGCTCGATCAATACGGCATAAACCCAGACACGTGACACACCAGTCTCAACTGTGGGTAACAGTCAGCGCAAGCATCAGTAACTATAACCGTATGGGGGGAACTACCAAAACCGGAAGTCTGGATTGATGCGGATCCTAACCTTGTAAAAATCGGCGATTTTACAACCGTAACATGGGGCTCAAATAATGCCGACCATTGCGAAATAGACCACAACATCGGAGTGGTATCACTACAAGGCGAAAAACAATTCATTCCGACAGAAACCGTAACTCTTACCATAACGGCAACCGGCTACGGCAGTACCGCGCAAGCATCAGTAACTATAACTGTATGGGCGGAACCACCATCCGTAACGATAATAGCGGATCCAGAGACCATCGTTAGAGGCAGCCTGTCAACTTTATCATGGACTTCTGAAAACGCCATCAGTTGCGAAATTGATCAAAACATAGGATTGGTAGAACTGGCAGGGTCTTGCATAGTCTCACCCAGTGAAACAACCCGGTACCAAATAACCGCGCGCGGCATTCTTCTGGACTATGCAACAGACACAGCCACGGTAACCGTTATCGATCCGCCAGATCCGCCAGATCCGCCGCGGCCAACGTCAAGAATACGGATGTTTCGTCACGGTCATATTACAGGAAGCGGATATTAATCATGACATGGAATTTAAATTAAGGAGCTTACGGTTATGGATATAGGCGATAAAATTAAATTAATCTCTGAATATGGCATACTCATAGCAATTGCGGCAGCGTTTATCTGGGATAAGATATCGCACAGCAAAGTAATGATGAAAATGTTGGCGGAGCTGCAAAAACTGACAGCACTTCAAATATCCGCGCTCGAAGAAATAAAAACTTCAAATCAATCAATTGCCGTAGCCGTCGGTGTCGTAGAAAAGCTGGTAACGGAAGAGGCTCGCTTAAATCAACAACATTACCGCATGACGGAACTTATGAATAAAGACGTGCGTGAGATAGCGGATACTGCCCGCAGGCTTGATGATCGTAAAAGAAATTTAGAAGGAAATAGGTAATGCCATATATAAGCATTGGTGAAGAAACAACCATTCCACATATCGAATGGGAGAAAATAGACTACGAGTATCCAGACGGTCTCGATTTAGAACCGGGATCAGAGTTTCACAACCGCCTTGCAGCAAAGATACTCACGCGCGCCAAAGACGCCCGCGCCGCTATTTCCGACCGCTTCCCATACTGGCGCGATATGGACAACAAACTTAAAGCCTACGTCTCGCCGGAAGATCTTAAAAGGATTGAACATGCGGCGGTAACCGGAGAAAAACAACCATGTATGATGGAAGAAACAAGGATAGTTTTTCCTTACACCTATTCAATGCTCGAAGGTTTGCTCACTTACCTGACAGCGGCGTTCATACAAGACCCGATCTTTCAGTACGAAGCTTTAGAGCCGGACGCAACGGTCGGCTCGGCGTTACTGGAACTGGTAATTCAACTCCATTGCCAGAAGTCGAAAGTAGCTCTCGCGCTACATACTGTTCTACGTGATAGCCTGGCATACGGCTACGGCGTGGCCGTTCCAACATGGCAAAGACAATCCGGTAAAAGAACATTGCAAAGCTCTGAACCGTATGGTGAGAAAATAATCTACGATGATGTAATTTATGAAGGAAACGCGCTCGATACAATCAGTCCTTATATGATACTTGCCGATCCAAACGTAAGTTCCGTAGGAATCCAGCAGGGTGAATTCTTCGGATGGATAGACCGGACAAATTACATGGATCTTGCCAACGCGGAAAGAGATGGAGACAACTTTAACGTTCGATACCTACGACAACGCCAGCAGGGTAGAAGCGCATTGGCGCTTAATCAGTCCGGCGATTCCGCCGCCGGAGACGGCGCAAGAAAAGCCTTAAGCAGCACAAATCCGGTTGACGTTATCAAGATGTATATAACGTTAATCCCGAAAGAATGGGAGCTTGGAGACAGTGAATACCCGGAAAAATGGTACTTTGAACTCGCAAGCGATACCGTCATCATACAGGCCAAACAAAGCGGTCTCGACCACGGAATGTACCCCGTTGCCGTGGCATCACCGGAGTTTGACGGGTACAGCGCATTTCCAATTGGCAGGATGGTCCTGAACGCCTCACAAGAGCCGAATTCATGGGAACGCAACAGAACGCGCAGGGGAGACTACAAAGACTCGCGCAAAGTATCTCCATGCAGATTATGCAGGACATAGCGACAATGTTCGCGTTAAATACGCAACAGTTCATGCAGGAAGATACTTTCGTCAAGATTACCGGGCGTTACGCGCAAAGATTAATGATGACTCATAACGCAGCCGACGGTTACGCGCGAGTAACACCACAGGATTTAGATATTCATTACGGCGTTCTTTCCCGCGACGGTAGCGTTCCAGGTTCGCAAGGCGCACAGTTCATGATGCAGATGTTTGACGTAATAGCAACAAATCCGATTTTGTTGCAAGCCTTTGACGCGACAAGAATCTTTTCCTATATCGCGCAACAATTTGGGATACGCAATGTAGACGATTTCCGTCACCCAACGCCAGGCATTACACCGCAGGTTATGGGGGATGATCAGGTAATGCAACAGGCGCAGGCAGGTAATTTAGTACCTTTCGGAGTATAGATTATGCGAAGCACTAAAACAGAAATAGAAGAGTTTAAGGAATCACCTATATGGCTGGATATTCTTGATGAAATGCAACTGGCAATCGAGATATACCAGAAACAACTTTTAAGCCTGCCCGAATCCGCGGTCAAGCTTAATCAATCGTCAACCGCGTTAATAGCCCGCATGGGATACATTGACGGCACTATTAAGACGTTTGAATACGTCCGTGACGAACTGTTTGACATTATGGTTACGGATATTGACACAAAGAAAATGGAAAAGAGATTAAACCTTCCGAAGGAGAATGAAGATGAATGATTTAAACGAACAAATAGATCTCGCTATTGAGGGAGCGGAGGATTACGATGTCACAATTACACCCGAAGATGAACCCGTTGGCATCGATCAAACCGAAGTTACCACAGAACAGCAGCAGCAAACCGAAGAACAGGTTGAAGACCAGGTTCCAGAGGAAACTGATGCTGATGTTCTGGCCGTTCTGGCGGGAATGGATAGCAACGCAGAGGTCGAAGCACTCAAAGCGCGAATCGCACAACTGGAAGCTAGGCAAGGGCAACAGCCCGCTGAACCTCCAAAACCGGTCGAGTATGTCGGTGAAGAGGAATTCGAGGAACTGTTTCAGGATCGCGCGAAACTTAATGACAAGTTCAACGCTATCGCGCAAAAGGCACAACAGCAGGCATTTGTACAAGCCGCGCAGTACATGCATCAGCAAATAACAGTACAGCGCATTGTGGATCAGTTTTACTCGAACAATCCAGACTTAAAACCTCATATGCGTATTGTGGGTGAAGTCAGTGACAGACTCATGAAACAAAACCCTTCAATTACGCATGAGCAGCTTATGGACAAAACCGCAAGAGTGGTAAGGAACCATATGAAGCTTCCTGTACCGATCAGCGTGAAAAAAAACACCCCGGCGCAACCAAAGGTAAGGGGATTTGCCGGAAACACTAAACCGCCGCCGCCAAAGAACACAATGGCAGCGCAGATTGAAGCAATAGATAAATTCATGGCTGGGTAAAAACCCGACCTTAGATTAAAGGAGAAAACATTATGGCAGTACTTGGAATGAGAGGAACGGGCGACTGGGTACCTAACCAAAGGCCGCTCAACTGGCGAGAAGCCATACTTAAATATTACCCCAACGGGATGGCTCCGCTTACGGCGATTCTATCCAAGATGGGATCCAGCAAAGTTGACGATCCTTCGTTTAACTGGTGGACGCAGAGAATGCACTCCGTTCACGGCCCAATCGCATCTACAACTTTAACCGGCGGTCAGGTGGCAGGCTCAATCGGAACCGTTACGCTTCCCATCCGTCCCGACGCGCCTGTTCCCGGCCAGATGCCCGAAGAATTACTCGGCGGCGTAACCAGCCCGAACAGGGTTATCCCTCCGAGAGCCGACAGAATCAGAATTGATTCGTACGCAAACTCAATACGTCCCGGACACCAGCTTTTGCTTCTTAATTCAGCAATGGCTCCGTGGTCTCTCAACGCAAAGGTGACGGCAGTCACTCCCAATTCCGACGGCACAACGACACTGGCAATTGAACTGCTCGAAGCCGATGTCAGTTATGGCGGAGTAAACGCCGGTAATCTCACCGCCGCCAATGGCCGCTTTAAGATCATCGGCAATATCAACCCGGAAGGCGGGTTGATGCCCGATCCGATCTCGCTTGATCCCGTGCAGGTTCACAACTACACGCAGATCTTCCGCAGCCCGATTTCAATTACCCGGACTGCAATGAAAACACGCACCCGTACCGGGGATCAGTACCAGAAGATGAAAACCGAAGCCCTTGAGATGCACTCCCATGAAATGGAGCTGGCATTCATCTTCGGACAGAAGTCAATCAAAATGGCTCCCAACGGCCAGCCTGAACGGACTACCTGCGGAATACTCAACTTCATCAGGGAACACGCGCCGAACAACATCTTTGACTACACCGGCGTAAACCCGCCGGATATTCCCGCAAGCGGCGCATGGACAGGCTTCACCGGCGGAATAGCCAACGGTCAGCGCTGGTTTGACGCCGTATTTGAGCAGATATTCCGTTACGGCGCTTCGGAGAAACTTATTCTTTGCGGCAACGGCGCTGTTTTGGCAATCAATCAACTTGCCCAGATCGGCGGTTCAATCAATATCGCGCCCCGTGAAAAGACATGGGGACTACAGATCATGAAATGGGTCACGGCCTTTGGCGATATCAATTTCATGACGCACCCGCTGTTCAATGACGATCCCGTTCTCAGACACATGGGCATCATTCTTGAACCAAAGGAAATTGAATATCGGTACATCGACGATACCGATTTCTACGGAGAAGGCGGAAAAAGCGCTTCGTCCGGCGTCGGACACATGCGCCGTGACGCAAAAGATGAGGAATGGCTTACAGAAGCCGGCCTGCAGTTCGGGCTGCCGCAAAAGTGCGGAATCCTTTACAACATCGGCAAAGACAGACCGTAATTCAAAAACGGAGAGGTCATGAATTTACTTCAAATCAGAAAACTGTTCAGGGAAGTAAGCGGACGCTGGGAACTCGTAAACAATGACCTCTCCGACGCAGGCGCAGATCATTACATCAACGAAGCAATACGATGGCTTGATCGACGCGCAGACGTAAACCGCGCGTGGGCGACTATTCCACTCTGGGTTCCACAAGGATCATGGGTGGTTCAGTTTCCTACCGCGCGGTCTATCAGGAATGTAAGATACGAACATTTACCGGTTTGCATCATTAAACCGGTAGATATGTTTGGATATTTAAATCGCTTTGAAGGCAGACTTCCTACCGCGATTCCAAGCGCGTGCAGCATACTTGTAACGGCTCAGGCGGAAGAGGGAACATTGCCTAAAACAACGGAAAACTTTAAGGAGTTTTTCAGTTCCATCGAGATAAGCAACGCAACGGACGAAGTGAACACCGTCATATTTGATGCTCACGTCCCGAATGAAGACGCAATGATCAGTCTTGTCGGAATGTTCTACCAACAGCCGTTAATCGAAGATACAGATACAAACTTCTGGTCTCGCAATCATTCAATGCTACTTGTAAACGCCGCCGTCCGACAGGTACATGTAGCATCAGGCAATAAGGCGTTATTAGACATTCTTAACGAGGAAATGCAAGCCGACTTCACGGCATTTGAGTTTGACCGAATAGAAGAATCCCTTGAAGGAAACAGCCAGATGAGGAGTAACTTTTAATGATTACAACTGAAAATAAAACCGAATTCAAACTTTCCGACGAACAATTTGACGACATCGTAAAACGCGCGTCGGAAGTAGCCGCGGAACTTCTGGCTGCGAAAATCGAAATGGCGCAGAAAATTCATACAGAACTATTCATCGCAACGAAAGCGTTGTACGACAAATACCCGGCGCTGAAAGGAAAACACAAGGAACTCGGAGAGGTATGCAACCGTCTCCAGACGGCAAATCCAGAACTTGATACCGATACGCTTCTCGAACGTTCGGCTCAGGAGGTGCTACGTGCCAACTGATACAAGAGGAGAGTTCTCGCATCCAATCAGTACGGATATGCTTATGGCCGGGCTCATGCCGGAACAAAATACGGCGCGAGATAAGAACTTTCTCACAAAAAGCCAGTTCGCAGTAGGGTATAACGGTTCACTTTCAAGTATTCCCGACCTTGGCACAGATCAATTCCAGCACGGACTCACAACTTATTTCCCATTCCCGCAAGTAAAACAGTGCGCAAGGGTAACGTTCCTGTTCACACATAATGCAATCTATCGACTGGAGAACGAAACACTCATACTCATGTGGACAGGTAATGAATATGACGCTCCCTGGACTGTTGCCGACTTTACCGACTATATTTTGTTATCAAATGGGTTTCATCTTCTGGAATACATCGTTCCCGATGGAACGATAGCCCCGGTTACGCATGTATCCGTACCAGCATTTAACGCTTCATGTAATTATAACGGACAACTGTTTATCTCCGCAGACGGCGGCAAGCGCATACAGGCGTCAAAAATTGGAGAGCTACAATTTGCTCTCGACGAACAAAACATGCAATTCACCCGTCCGGTAGATTTCAGCGGAACAATCCTGAGAATGTGTAAGCTTGGGAGAACTCTTTACATCTTCGGTACTGACGGCATTGACGCAATGCGACCAACTGAAACCGGATGGAGTTACTCCGCCGTCGCATCAAACGGATTACTCTCGACATGGTCTCTCGTAGAGGCGGAAGGAAAAATCTGGTTTATTGATTCCAGATGCCACCTCGTTATGATTGACGAAGAAAACGGTTTTACCGACGTCGGATACCAGATGTATTTTAGCAACGAACCTATTGTGCTTAGTTGGGATCCGAAGTTTAAGCTTCTGTACATCAGCGGCCATTGTCGTGGTTACGCATACAATCCCGCTACAGAATCTCTCGGCACTTCATACGAACAGCTTACAGCCGTTACACATGACCGCATCATCACATTCGCCGAGTATGCAGACGTCAAACCGTTTGAAATTCATACAAACTGGTATGACTTTGGAGCGAGGGGATACAAAACGCTACATCGGATAGAGTTTTCTATCGCTGTCGATAATGCGGAGGAATGGTCAATGAGCGCCGCTCTGGACTTCCGCGTACATAACAATAAACAGCCAAGGAGTACTCCGTGGAAGCGCGTCAACCCTGACGGTATCGCATGGTTGGCATGCTATGGACTGGAGTTTAAGATAAAACTACGATCCGAGATACCACAACAACGATTGCATCTTGATAACATCCGCGTTATAGGAACTATACACGGATATAACTTCCTAAACGCAATCGGCTGGGCTCCGAACGCAAACGCACAGTAGAGGTAAACGTATGTCAGAACAGATAACTCGTGTACAATTTGCGGAATATCTTGAAGAAATTCATAAGGAACTCGTCCGCACAGCGCGACCGATTGCGTTTACCGTTGCAAGCAATCATAACCCATTCGCGCGATTTGCGCCGTGGGATCTGGATCAGTTATACCTCGACCCGTCAATGCGCCATACGCAAGCTCCAAGGATTCCGGCCTATGATGAAAATGGACTTCCTATTCTGGACGAAGACGGTGAGCAGGTATATATAGACGATCCAAACTGGTTGCCGGAAGAATGGATGCGCCTTCCAACAATGTTTGAAACTCTCCGCGATAACATCATTGGTTTGGATGTAATGGATCTATACGCGGAGATCGTGGCAAGAATAACGTATCTGTTCCCAAACCTGCCGACATTTCCGGAGTACCTCGCACCTCCAGACATACCGGACGCGCCAGCGTTGCCAGATCTTCCGATATTGCCGATATTGCCAGAGCTACCGCCGCTGTCAACTCTGCGGCCTCCGCTCCCGGCGCTTCCTGATATGCCGGAACTGCCGGAACTGCCAACGATCACAATGCCGGTGATGCCTGAACGCCCTGATTTTTCGCAACTCGTGCAAAACGCGGTTGCCGCGCGCACAGCATCATTGATGCATCAGTTCGATGCGCATGTAGATCCAAGACTTCGCGCAGGACTACGTGATTTGAACATGGTAAATAGTTCAATCTATCCCATTGCCCGCGCCGTGGCGCTCAGTGACCACCTTCGCCAGTTAAACGAATTTGAATCCGAACTTGCGCGAATGCTACCTGAATGGCAACTAAAAAAATACGAGATTGATTACAATAAACCGCGAATCGAAGTCGAAGCACAGAAACTCGTGCTCGGTCGCGCGGAAATCGCTTTAAAATATCCAGAATTAGAATTGCTGTACATCGAACTGGGACTAAAACACTCAGACCTGGGATTAAAACACGCCGAACTGGGATTAAAACATTCAGACCTGATGTTAAAACTAGGTGAACTGGAACTAAGACACGTAGAAATGGGGCTTCGCGGATGGGAAATACGCCTGCAATGGTTGACTATGATATTTCGCAGATCAGAACTGTCTATCATGTGGGCTGAAGTGGTGCTTAAACAATGGCAACTGCTCCTACAACGATATGAACTCCAAATCCGCCTCGCAATGCACGCCGCGGAAGTCTGGAAAACCATGCTCAACTGGCATACGCAGGTAGTAGAGGCACATGCAAAGGTACTTAGTGTATACACAGAGCAACGCATCGACGTGGAAAATCATGTTTTTGAGCTAAGCGCAAAAACATGCCTCTGGCCATTCACGGCATTCCGACAACTGACGGATCTTCTTGCCGCAATGCACGGCGGTAACTCAAGCACTTCATCGGTCTCAGGCGAAGCAGGAGGCACGGCCGCCCAACGTTCCAGAGCAGTCAGCGCGGTAGGCGGCGCAATATCCGGCGCTGCCGCGGGCGCGGGCGGCGGGCCGTGGGGTATTGCAGCCGGAGCCGTAGTCGGTCTCATCGGAGGGTTGTTTCAATGAGGTTCTATCGTTCGCAATTCAACAAGGATAGCCTATACGAAACCGAAGCCCTCGCACATCTGGTAGAAACTACCAGAGGCGTATTCAGCGGCATTATTGATCCTTACGCCGAAGGTGAAGTAGAACACCTGCCATGGCCTGAATACGGGCTAAAAGCGCGATTCCGAACAGAATATGGTATTGGCCCAAGAACTCGCGATGCCGCGCTCTTTTGGGCAAGAAATTGCCTGGCCGCGTTCCGTTGTGAAATTACAATGCCAAACGGGGACGTGCGACCCGCAACATGGGGATCATATGGATGGTGGTCTGGTTCAGGTTGGAATAACAACGCCGCGCCTAACTGGCCACGATGGAACCGGACAACCGGTAATGACCAGTTTCTTCACCAGCACGGACAATTAGTCAGTCTCGATGCCTTTATAGGCGGCAGAACCCGCGGTCAAAGTGACTCTAATCCTCAAAATGGCCCAGGATTTTTTATCCCATATGGTTGGGCAATCTTTGCCAACACCGGTACACCCAGACGATTGCCGGATTATGACAACGTGCGGGATATACAGATAACCAACGCGTTTCGATCCGCCGTTGGCGACCGCATCTGGCAACATTTATCGGATCAGGCGCGGCAGAGTTACAAGATGCTTCTAATGACGATTAACACGCTCAGTCCGGCAGAGAATCCATCAATCGACTGGATGATTCCACGGGAAATAATACCAGGTTCGGAAGAAAAAGAGCGGGTAGTGTCCGTTATACGTCAGGCCGCAAACGGTATACGTGATTCATTTAACGCCTTTACAGATATACTGGTTCAATACTATCTGCCGACAGGCCGCGAGTGGGGGGCAACTGCGCCATACGCACAGCGTATCAATTCACACGTTTCAGGGGATAGCTACGTGCCTGGACTTAACCGTGATGAACAGATTACCAGTTGGGCGCGGGCGATTGCGATGTTTTCGCATCCGGCAAAAGGTGGAGACTTCGCAACATACATACGGGATGAATTTACATGGTTTGACCTATGGGATCTTGCCGGCGATAGATACACATTCTTTGACAGGATGCCAAGTAACTTTGTGATGGTAGATGGACTGCTTCGCCGTCTTGAAAACCAACAGACACGCGCCATTCCCGACATTCTTGATCAACCGATATTCGACCTTGGCGACATACCAGAAACATTCGATCCATGGCCAACGCCTAACCCAGACGAGGTAGACCTCAAACTCATCAGCAACCAGCATCAACAGGTGAGAGTCGGAGAATTCGCGCTGGTAGAAGTGTACGCTACAAAGACAGCAGTCGGTTGGCCGGATGAAGGTACATGGAGTGTAGTACCAGGCGATATGCCGGAAATCATAGATCGGCCTATAACCGGTATCTCGCGGCGTCGGTATTTCCCAACGCCGGACGATGTTGGAACGCATAAATTCGAGATCGTCGCGGTACATAATACGAATAAGAATGTATCAGTAAGCTTCGATGTGCTCGAAGGAGAACTAATTCCGGGTATGGGAGAAATGTTCCTTCATTTCCACGAATTCCAACGCAATGGAGTATGGTGGTTACAGATTGATGCCGGATGGTACGCACTGTTTGAAGACATGGATACTTTCGACTACCTTGACGACATGCCCGCAACAATTACCGTATCTGGAATGAATCCGATTGAATGGATGGCATGGGACTGGGAATCACAACCGGTATTTGAGTTCAGACGGATACCTCTGCTACCCGAAGGATGGAAAGGCGGGCCGCGTGACTATGATCGCGTACAGTATATTTTCAGCGCGTTGCTGAAATCCGGCGCCGTTGGATCAACTATCACCGTAACCGCGGGAATTAACTTTGGTCAGATCACTCAACCCGGTCCCGATCCGATTACCAAAGACCATACGTTCATCGGTTCAGGCGTTGTAAATGAACCTATGCAGATGCAAGGATCGGCAAGATTTATGTCGCCTCCTGTTGGTCAGGTATTAAACGGAGCAAACATAATTGAGATACACGATGCGATTCTTGAAGTTCAGGTTCGTACAGACTCGTGGCTTGATGACGCAATGCAACTAACAGGCCCGTCCGGTGACGGGCCTATTACACGAATCGAATTCTCATACGCAACATACTACGGCCTGCCGCAAAGGATATGGCGTAGTTACACGGCAGTGATCGGCGGCGGCAATAATTTCATTCAGCGAAGAGAAGTACTGGACAACGGAATGACGAAATACACTACTCGGTCTATACAGCCGGTAATGTCAGTCCCGATCCTCACTAGTTTTATGGCTGCTAATTGGCCGGTGCCTTCAAGTCAGCAACCCGCCGTATTGGGGCGCTTCGGATGGCATGAACCATGGGATGCGCCAGATACGGTACCTTTCGACGTACTTGAACCTGCGCATTGTCGGTACATAATGAACATTGTACGGCCAGATGGAAACCGCTACGACATCGAACCGCCACTTAACCCGAACTTTAGAATGGTGCAAGGTCCTACATATCCTGGATTACCTGCGTACCAAATTCTACATCTGGAATGGAATCAATCATCAACAGTTTTAGTACCACCGACATAAGGAGGAATCATGGATAACCCCTGGCAGGCATGGGCAAGAACACCAGTAGGACGCACAAGCAAAACGCCATATCAATTCTGGCTTGAGGCCGGAAATATCGGATCGGAAGATGAGTTTATGGCCTGGACTGCATCAGGCGCAGGTGGCGGCGGCAGTGGCGAAAGTACCCTTATGTGGCGGCCAAATGTAGACGCAAACGGAAATCTGACCTGGACAAGAAGCGTTACTGCTTCCGCGCCCGCGCCTGTGAGCATCAGAGGAGACAAGGGCGACGCAGGCGGTAAGGGCGATAAAGGCGACACTGGAAACAACGGCCGCGAAATTGAACTGTTGGTAAACGCTACGCATATTCAGTGGCGTTATGCCGGTGATACCGCATGGACAAACCTGATCGCACTGTCTGTTTTGCAGGGCGACAAAGGTGATAAAGGCGACACAGGTTCGAACGGCACAAACGGCACAAATGGCACAAACGGCACGGACGGTGCGGACGGTGAAACGCCGGAATTTCGCATGTCCGGCGATACTCTGCAAATAAAATTCCCTTCTGATATAGGATGGATTGATCTGTATACGTTCCCGACCGGCAGCGGCGGAGGTTACATGCCTCCGTTAGGCGGAATCCAACGGCCTGATCTTGCGCAAGATGTAAGAGACAGTCTTAACCTTGCTGATACGGCACTGCAATCAAATGCACTGAACGGCTACGCCACTGAACAGTTCGTCAACGAAGCGATAGATGCCATTAATGTCGGCCCCGGCGGTTTCGTTCCGAATGCGAGCCAGACCGCGGCAATGAACAGCGGGGTGACCTCCTCGTGGAAAGATGGCGTTGATGATAGCCTTATGAGTCTCAACGCAGACATCACTTCGCTCGACACAGACGTCACCGCGAACACCCAACGCATAGATCAGGTAGAAGCCACAGTAGATGCCGTACCTGCACTGATCAGTGGGCACAATACAAACGCGGCCGCTCATGCGGACATTCGAGAAATTGCCGAGACGGCCGAGAGCATTGCACGTGGACGGTCGCAGGGTAAAGTGTTCGCTACTGAAGCCGCAATGCGCGCCTGGCTTGCAGTTCCGGCGAATGTCGCTACGTTAAACATAGGCGATAACCTTTTTATTATTGATCTTGACGAACCCGACTTTTGGTGGACGGGTACGGAACCTCAAATTCTTGGTTCGGAAAAGGTCGATCTGACTGACTTCTTTACCAAAGGTGAAATCACACTTCTATTGTTGGGAAAAGTCGACTTGCTCACATTCGATGCGCACGTAAACGACAACGTCCGCCATGTTACAGCCGGCGAAAGAACGACTTGGAATGGAAAGATGAACCGTCCATTCGCATCTATTGCGAATAACTTCGCCCACTTTAACTCAAACGGAGACGTCTTCGACTACGGAGTCGGACCTACTTCATTCGTTCTTCGTAATCAGTCCGCCTTTGACAGCGGAAAAGTCCTGACAGTCGGAGCCGATGGTTCGGTCACGCCACAAGACCCGTCCACATCTGGCGGAGGCGCGTCGATAAAATACATCCTGACCGCGGGAAATGGTACGGCGTACACTCTAACCGATCCGAGCATCACCGAAATCGTAGAAGGCACAACCGTCCATTTACGAATGCACGCAGCGAGCGGGAACACTAACACCCCGACACTTTCCGTAAACGGCACAACCGCACGGAACATGTTCTTTTGGCGTGCGGGAAATGGCTTTAACATTCAACAGAACCATCTTCTCGCCCAAGACTGTATAACCGCAGTGTACAATGCAGGAAATAACACATGGCGAGTTATTACCGAGCCGTTCCGGACGTTTACGCCAGGCGCGCCGATCACAACTGGTGGTACTGGCGGGGCATATACCATCACCGGTATCCGAGATCGCTCGATCGGCTCCGCAAGCACTCCGGTTGGAACGCGGATAAGTGTAAAATTCCATGAAACTTCCTGGAGCAACCCCACGCTAAACGCTGACGGCCAGGGAGCAATCGCCATTAGATACTCATCAGGTGGTCCACGCGCGACGACTGGCACCTTACTCCCAGGCAGTATCTACACGCTGATATTCGACGGAACCGACTGGGTTATCGAGACAGGATTCGACGTACACCGACCGGGCCCGCTCGTTGTCGCAACGGGCTCTTCCGGAGCATTGACCGTCAATGACCCGCGAATCACATCCATAACTCGAGTCGTAGGAGCCAGGATTACTACGCGCATCACAACGTTCTTCAACGGCAACTCAACCATAAACGTAAACTATACCGGCGCAACAGGCATTCGCATCGACCCGACTACCGCTCTAACTGTCGAAGATAGCTTCGCCCCAGGCATCTATGACATGGTCTGGATGCTCGACTACTGGTGTATAATCAACTACGCAGTAAAAGCAATCCGCCGCGACGTCGCCTCACTTCAAAGCGTCTCTGGCGCCCTCGCTGCCGGTAACGACAACGTAATCGGCAATCTTCGCCTTAGGAACATCTCGGCGGGTACCGGCGCGCCTCCGCCGGACCTTCCAAATGGCGCAATCTATTTCCAAATTGAGTAACGACTATGCCAGCTCTTATACGAAACCAAGGCTCTACGCAGTACATGAACGCAGGATGGATCGCTGACGATGGCGTTCATCGTCGAATCCTCGGCGGTTGGGTGATGAACAACGGCGTTCTCCGACGTTTCTTCTCAGACGATCCTACCCCGACTCCCGGTCCGATTGAAGTCATCACTATGGGACCGTTCAACCTCAGCTTTGTCGAGAACGAGGAAGGAAACATTGGCGAAGACGTAGTCTTTTACATCGGCCGCGAAGGCGCTGATCCTGATTGTGTTTTCATAAATGGTCACCCGGCTCAATACGCTTACTCTGATCGGGGCGGTGCTTACTATAGCTTCACAATGCCGGCCGGCGGCGCGGTTATAGAAGCATACGGAGTAGATAGCGCTTGGTACAACGATGGTTGGATCGAGATTGACCTGGACAACGACGAACCAGAGCTCTCTGCAGACGGCGGCCATGTGCGATGGGAAATGCCTTCGTATGCAACTCTGGAAGGCGGTCACCTAATCCTTCGAGGCGAAGTGCGCTTCGCATACGCTCCTGTCGAACCGCGCAGTTTCATCTTTCCCGCACACTCGAGGGAAGAGTTCTACTGGTACACGTTCGAAGAAGACGGAATGCTACTCCGATGGAGCCGGGCAACCAACTCTCTTCGCCTTCTCGATTTCGGAATGCCCGATAACCAGGGGTGGAGAGTATCTAACCTTGCAATAGGATTTGTTACATAAGGAGAAAATAATCATGGGAAACTTTAATCCGCTTAAATGGCTCGGACAACAATTCTATCAGCCGGGCGTTGCACTGCCTGCAATAGAAAACCAGTTGGCGCAGTTTGCGCAGAACCAAGGCCACAATATCCTCTCAGCAGCACTCCAGCAACAACTGCCAAATCAAGCCGCGGCGTCAAGCGGCCCGGCGCGAGGAATGCTTCCCGCCGCAGGTCGTGGATTACAGAGCCTGGGTAACGCGATGCAAACTCCACTTGCAATTCAGTTGATGGCGACGCTTGGTACACAGTTGGGAGGGCCGGGTTCTATGGGAGAGCTGCTTGGCCGTATGGCAATGAATAATGTTGCCGAAAATCAGCAAATTAAAGACACAGCGGCTGTGAATGCCGCTAACCCACTCGCGCGGGCTCTTGGCGGACAAGACGCGCAGATTCCGATAACCGGCGCGACCGGAACAGGGAACGTAATTGGAGAACAGGGAACGCTTGCGGGAGTAAACCTGATACCGAGGGCTCTCAGTGGACAACCCTCTTTCACTCCCGGTCAGAGAATGTTTCCCGGAACATCCTTGCTTGGTCAAACTAGCATCGGTGACCAACAACCTAACCCAATGCTGGCAGGTATTAACGGAAACCCTCTCTCAATTGCGGTGACCCAAAACCCTTTCGCCGATCCTTCTAACGCCATGACAACCGGCGCGGTAGAAGGCGTAGCGCCAACGCCGGTAACTCAGCAACCTGCACAACCTGCAATGCAACTTGCACAGGCACAGCCCGCACATGATAACGCTGGAATGTTAAACCCTCTCAGCTATGAAAGTGCTTTACAAGAGGTGCTACGAACCAATCCGTTTATGTATCCTGAACTGGAGATGGGTGGCAGTATGGGGTTTGGTCTACGCTCTCCGGGACAGGTTCAGCAGGCACTTGATAATTTCCGTCAAGGACAAATCGTACAGGATACACGGGTGCAACAGGCAGGCGCGCTTAACCAGGCGCGAGAACAGGCGCGAGAACAGGTACGGCAGTTTGATATTACCTCCAGACAGGATGATCGACGCCTGCAGGGTTCCGAC